GTCCCGCACCAATCCACTCCGCATTTCCCCACGCGCAACGGGCCTCTTGAAAGGAGAAACGTGCATTTTTTGGCATGGTGACAACACGCCGTGCCAGTGCCTCTTCCAGCCAACATCCAAACATTTGGCTTGCCTGACGTGCGGCGATAAATTTGCGACGCCCTAAGAAATAGCGCCACGATTCATTAGCTGAGGCTCGCGCACTCGAGTAGCTCACTTGACTATAATCACGAGAAAGTTGTTCGTATGACACGCCAAGCCCAGCCGCGATATAGCGCAGCAATGACTTTTCAAACACCGAGTAACCGTTATCAGCATTCTGTGCGGTTTGTAATTGGAGCTTATCGCCGGGGAACAAATGCGGAATTTTGGCCCCGTTAAATTTGACCTGTGCTGCCTGGTAATACACCAGATACTGTTCGAGCATTTGATTTAGAGGAGAAGCCGTACCCGGCCCTTTATCCGCACCAAGAATAAACTCAAAGGCTTTCTCCGAATCTAACTCAGACTCAATAGTTGCCGCGTACATAGCTTTTACGATGGCACTTTGCAGTTGAGTGTTTTGCAGCGTATCGAGCATTTTCATTTGCTCCATCACGCTGTAGAACTGATTTGCCCCTCGCGTTTGCCCATCTTCCACTGGCTCAAAAATGTGGATCATGCTCGGGCGACCGTTAGGCATCTCTCGGGGGATGCGAACCCACTTCTGCGCACCAAACTGGGGATAACTGTCCTCACTCACCCAATAGGCAACCGCGGCGCCATGGCGATCAATGTCTACTCCCGCACGACGCTGCTGCGTATCGGGCCCGTTATAAGGGTTACTGATGCGCTTAGGACTAACCATCTTAAAGCGCGTGCGGAACAAATCGCCGTGACTCTCACTCCAGCACGGCTGCACGCCCAACTCACCATTAAAAGCATGCATAGCCACACCTTCACGGATCATCATGGTAAAAGTGCGCTTACGTTCAACGTCCAGACAACAGTTATAGTCTTCGGCGTATTCTCGCCATGCCGCTTCAACTTCATCCGAGAACGCGCGAGCATCTTGCTCATCAATACCGAGATAACGCCAGTTTGGTCGGTGACTCAAACGAAAGAACGACCCCACAATATGATCTTGGTGAAGTTGTACGCCATTGGCCGCGAATCCATTATTTCGTACCAAATCATCAGCACGCGCATTACCCCGCTCTAACGTTGGCAACAGCGCCGCATCTACACTTTCGGTTTGTGGAACCCACTTGGCTAACTGCCCACCAAAACCACTGCCGCCCCCATGATAACCGGCATATTCACGTAATGCCGTACGGCCATCTGGCCCCAACAGCTCCGGTGATGACTGATTCATAGCACCACTCCAGATGGAGGTCGGCGTCGGGAATACTGCCCAAGCTGGCCTTTTAAATTGTCGATATAGTTCTGCAATTGATCGAGAGAAGCCGATGTAAAATCGACCTTACGTCCATCTTTTTGTACAGAAACCACACGTTTCCCAATCAGCAAGTCATGCAGCGCACGTTGTGCCGCTGCCAAATCATTTTCAAGGCTCACATCATCCTCCTAGGCTTGCGGCTAAAGCGGCTAAATCTTTGGACGGGGTCTTTTGCGTTGTCGGTGACTGCTGCGCCTCCCAAAGCGCATTCAGGTCTAATTGCCAGCGCGATACGCTGATACGTAGTGCCGCAAGTGCATACACAAAACAGTCCAACGCCTCATTACGGCGTTTTTTTGCATCCCACATGAGTTTCACCTTGCCGTTTTCATATTTCTCCACCAGCTCTTCGGCGGTAAGCTGCTGAGCTTCAATCAGGTCAAAAACATCGGGATTATTTGGGAAATGGACCGTACCGGCGGTGGTTCCATTTTCGGCAGGATCAGTCTTAAAACGAGAATAAATCACTTCTTTCGCCGTATCGGTGCCGATTTCCGTGAGAAATACGCCATCTTTGTTTTTCTTTCGTGGCATATTCGCCACCGGCTTGCCGTACACACTGGCCCCCTTGATAGGAATGACACGGAACAAACCGAGCCTCTTCGACCGCTTATAGACAATGCTGGGATCAATACCGCCGGAGTCCCAGCAAACACGCCCGATACTGACCAACGAGCCATCTTTTCGGGTATATTGTCTGGCTATTGCCGCATCCACCCGCAACAGCGTCTCTTCTTCGTCATGCCGTCCCATGATAATAATGCGATCGATAAGAAAGGCCTCTTCATCCGGTCCCCATCCCCATACTCGGCACTCGTAGCGGTCACGCTGGGAGTCGATCCCCATCGTAAGATAAACCGCACGGTCTGGAACCTGCGCCGGATAAAACTCAGCGCGCTCATACAGCACATCGGCATCAAGGCGATCGCCAATATCCTCCGACCACGTTTCCCCCAGTGTCGTATTCACAAAGGTTTTACGCTTTCCCGGATCCCCCAAGGTCTTATGGAACTCTTTCACCATTTGCACCCATGTTGTAAACGGGCTATACGCGGTCCAAATGTGGAAAGACACCGAATCAGGTGGGTCAATCTCCATCCCCGTGGAGTTGAACCAACGCAGGCCGTCAACCGTAAACATGCCCGTGGTTTCGCAGATATACCGTCCATCGGCAAAATTCACTTCGTTTTGATGAACAACACAGGCATTGTGCTCACACAGGTAATAGACACTCTTGGGTTGTCCTGCCTCCCACTTGAAGCCAAACGGGGTTTCTTTGTCCCCCCACTTGAGAAACTGCTCACCACCGCAGTGCGGGCACTTGATGTGGTAACGCATCAAATGTTCAGACTCTCGCGCCGCTCGCTCAATCTGGCAGATGCCTTTAATTTTAGGCGTTGAGCCACGAATTGATTTAGGCCATACCGAGCCCTCAATACGCTTATCACCAAGAAAGGTCGGGGAGCCCTCTTTCTCGATGTCTTCATCGAAAGCAGCCAACTCGTCGTAACTAACAAAATCAACTGACTTTTCACGGTAGTTCTTCGCCGCTTTACCGCCTAAACACCAAAAGCCACGCCCATTAGAAAAACGCTTCATCGAAAGCGTATTATCTCGGTTCTTTTTACCAAACCATGGCGCCAGTGCTAAAAGTCCGGGCACATCGCGGATCGTCGGTTCGATATGCGATTTCATGAAGTTCTCAGCATCGCTATCAGTAGGTTGCCAAATAAGCCCGTTGCGCTGCTTGTGCTGAATGAAATAGCTAATGACGCCCAACAACATCTTGGAATAGCCAACGCGTGCTGACTTAATAAGATTCACTTCACGGATATCATCGCTCCCCATGGCGTTCATGATCGCCACCTGAAACGGCAACGTTTCCCAACGCCCTTCTTGATACGAAGACTCTTTGGGGAGGTAGTAATTTTCGTTGGCCCACTCCACGGCAGAGACAGGAACAGGACGAAAAAGAACACGTAGACCGGCGGAGACGGCATTTTGCAAACTACGAATTTGTTTGCTCGATATATTCATTCAGCAGCTCCGGTACCAGTTCGCCTGTTGCCGCCGCTTTATTCATCGCTTTAACCACATCGCGTTTTAAAAATTCGATGTGCCTATTTTCTAGCTCAGGAAAACGACGCTGCATTGAAAGAGGAATGCCGTCTAGAATACCGGCGATCTCGGCGGCAACACGGGAGAGAACAAAAACACAAAAGGCAGTCTCAACGACCTCTGCGACATCTTTTGCATTCTTTAGCTCTTGGGCATCAGCCTGCGCTTTTGTTAATCGCCAACGCTCAAAATCAATATTGGCTTCGGGATTATCCTCAATAGCCGGTTGTTTTTGGTTCTGATGCTCGAGTCGATTTTCAAGAACGGAGCGCACATCGTAGAGCACTTCGCGGCCACGGCGTTCGGTGGGCGTGACACCCCATTTATCAAATGCCTGAACAGAAATCCCGAGACTCGCCGCCATATCTCGCTTATTGAGGCAGACGGTCATGGATTACCTCCTCAGGTTGTTGTTAGTTGTTATATTTTTTTACGGAATGCACGCGGGACAAGGCCTGAGGGGTAACAACGAAACAACAACCAACTCTCCAAAAAAGCTCATAAATAGCGATATTTCGCGCGTCTACCGCCCCTCGGTGTTTTGGGATGCCAGAAAGGACCCGTAAAAAAACCGCCCGTAGGCGGCTAATTATTTGCTATTCACCTTTATAGCATATTTGAAGTGCTGATAGTGGATGGCTCATATTACGATTATGTGCGCCTTCAATTTTTGCAATAACCACTTGAAATCCAGAAATCCATTTATCACTTAGCGATTTAGCTTTCAAGTGCTCAACGTTATTCATTAGTGCTTCCATCGCACTTCGGCTACTCCAGTAATAATTATTGATCACACGTCCACTTTGAGTATCAGTGTAAGATTCCATCCCAATAAACTCAGGCGTATTCTTGGTAAATTCGTCTATTCTTCCATCTAATGCATAGAATTCATCATCATATTCTTTTTTGTCAAAAATAAAGCTAGTTATAAATGTAGACATATATTGCCCCTTTAAGATGAGAAATTAATTATTATTGTTAATCCCAAAGCCAATCAGAGACTGCTCAATTATTGCATCTGGCATCATGTTTTTTAAACCCTCAATTAAACTTTCACCAGCCTCATATAATCCAGTTAACGGCATCGAAGGTAAGCTTTCTAAAATAAACCACATCTGCTCGGACTCAATACTCAACCTTGTCCTAACTCCTTGCCGCCAATTCCAACGTCGACATGTA